CTATTTACGTCTATTCCGACGAGTATTCTTTCGTGATTTGTTTTTATTACTTTTATTACTCTTCTTTAGTTTACGCATAGATTTGCGTTTTTTACCATAAGATTTGCGATGTTTTTTTCCACCAGTTTGTGTAGGCTCAAAATTTGCCTTAAATACGTTGATATTATCACCACCCGAAGTAGCGGTAGTTACTGTGTTAGGTAAAACATTACCTTCAGTGAATGTGAAGTTTGTAACTCCGGTTCCAGACATTATATATTATCAGTATATAATAAATAATGTTAACGGAAGAACAATTAGCAAAAATAAAAGAATATGAAGAACGTCGAATAGCCAAAATGAAAGAAAATATTCATAAAATAACACTTTTCAAAGGAATAGAAAATGAAGAAGAGTGGAAAGAAAAGAAGGAAGAGATAAGACGAAAAAAGAATATAGAATTGGAAAAACGTGCATTATATTATAAAAATAAAGAAAATAGAAAAAGAACGAATAAGTTTGACGACAAAAAAATCAAGGAAATTCAAAAAAAAGTATTAGAACATAGACGACGGTTACAACAAATGCATGATGAGAGAGTAGCCCGACAACAGAAAAATTAGAGTTGGCTCGTGTGTACTATTTTTTCCCTACGACTAACAACCCGACTTGGAACCCATCGTTTAAACTTCATATGAAAATTACATTCCATATATAATACCTTATTTACGTCTACATATTTGTCTTCGTCTATATTCTGGAAATCATCTTCATCGTCGCTTTCTTCAATATAATCTAAATTATCATTTTCACGGATCTTACGGAATAATGAATTCATAAATACACTAGTTTTATAATCAGGTATATAAGCAACATTATAATACACACGTAGATTGTTTCGTCCATATATAAAAAGATGGTATATATCGGGTTGAATATCGGCCATTATCTGAAAAATAGTAGAATACCGATACTGCGATTTATGTTGTGTCATTCTAAACGGTGTCAAATCAATACTATCTAATGGATTTATAAATTGTCGTTTGGCTGATGGCAAATTTACTACATTTAATTTTTTATGAATAAAAATATTGACAAAAGGTCGTTTTTCGTGAGCGCATCTATACTGAATATGATGAATATTATAAGGTATACTTTGAAAAATATCACTGGAAATTGTATTTGGATATTCAACCGCATTATTATCTATGTTAATTTCCCAAAAAACACTACAATATATAGGATGATGTGGGTCTTGTTTTGTAATATCATTACACGTTTTATTTAACATGGATAATTTTTGTATAATAGGTGTATTATTGAGTAACAACCCTTTATAATATAAAATATCATCAACAACTATGGCCTTTAATTCATTCAGTTCATTAACGACACACGAACCATATAATACAGTGCCTAATGATAGTTTGAAGTTGAACCCCAGGTTTAGCATTTTTCCTTTGGTAATGCGTTTTTCTCTATTTAATTCAAACAAATAACATACATCCTTATCTTTGTAAAATGTAAACCATAAAAACACCTTTTTCCCATTAGGGATAGCAGAGACTACATTATATGCGGACGAAACTTTCGTATGTGAAATAGTTTCATACGAAAGTTCAAATTCAGGAAATCTATCAGATAATCTGCTTATCTGTACGGGACTTAATTCTGACATTATACTGATTGTAGGATTATATTTATATAGGTTTGCAAATATAGTTATGCGTCGGTTACATATTGCTGTGTTTGTGAATTCATAAATGACAATAGTTCGTCATTCATATCATTTACATTTATTTGTTCGTTAAATACTTCATCAAATTCATCTGTAATTTCTTCACATTTTGTTTCAACCGGGTCGTTCAATTCAGACATAATTTCCTTGTATTTCTTTATTTGTGTATTTACTAAATCTTTTACTTTTGGCTTGGTATATGTAGTTTTCAGGTACTCAAACCCACACTGTAATGTATAAATAATAGCAACCGATATAATTATTTTAATCAAAAAAGATATCAGAGGATTTGAAAACATTTACTTTATTGGTATACACAACTACAACAAAAATTTTTATATAATTTTACGACAAACACATTTATTTATATTAGTAATTTGTAAAGGGTATAAAATCTACAATATATAAGTTGTATATTATGACATCAGTTTCTATTATTATTGTGGAGAAGGGAGGAAATATTAAGGGATTGAAGGTGAAATCGTATGATGAAAATGAACTTTATAAAAAATGCGGATTTAAGGCATCATCTGACTTTAAAGTTCAGTCTGTATGGAAAGATATTAAGTTAAATAATATAACATATAATATTCATCTCTATGGTAAATTAGTAGGTAGAGCTAATCAAGAAAATAAATATGAATTCCCACCACCTATCGATAACACATTATTTTTCGGTAGTTGCGTCTTAGTGAATAAGGTAAACAATATTCCCAAAAATCTGACTTCTACTGAATGGAATAGTATATATAATCATTTGTATGGTGGATTTGATGATTTGGATGAGGAAGATTCAGAAGAAAGTGAAGATGAAGGTTTACCCAAAACCAAAAGCGGGTACGTAAAGGATGATTTCATAGTTGATGATGATGAAAGTGATAGTGAATCGTCTATCCCACGTAAAATAAAACGTAATATACCACCTAAAACACCACGTCGTGCCAATGCCCCTACTGTTTTTAATTTGTCTGACACTGATGATAGTGAATATACAAATGAATTAGAAGAAGAAGAGTATCTGTAATATTAGAAAAATTGAAATAATATAAACGGTAAATACGATAATATATTATATTATTTACACAATGCGTAATATTGCTAACCCAACTGAATTCCGTAAGAATATTTCAACTAAGTTGAATGCGGTCATAGAAGATGATACCTTATGCATAAACGTAGAACGAGGGGTGTTTAACTATTCGTTAAAAGAGGCGTCTACCAAGAAAATTATAAAAAAGTGGGAAAATCCGCGTTTCGTACAAATCTATTTGGATAGATTGCGGAGTCTTTATATTAATTTAAAGGACCCATCATTTTTAAACCGAATTAAAAATGGTGAAATTACACCACTCAATATTGCGTCTATGACCCATCAGGAAATGAACCCTTCGCAATGGAAAACTTTAATCGAACAGAAAGTAATGCGTGATGCAAACAAATATACAAATAATATACAAGCATCTACTGATATGTTTACATGCAAGAAGTGTAAATCAAAGAGATGTACGTATTATGAATTACAAACCCGAAGTGCGGACGAACCAGCAACTATATTTATTACGTGTTTGGATTGTGGTAAGAATTGGAAGTCATAATCGACATAGACCTAAACCTGGGTGTAAATAATATACGCATTCATAACTAATGCTCCGAATGATAAAAAATACATATAATTTAATCCATTTTTTAATGCCGGAAATAAATCACGAAATCCTGGTTCGTCTATTAATGGTAGCAAAAAATACTGGAAATCATAATCGGGGGTTTCTTCATTATTATAATTGTCAGTCGTTATCATCGACGATACTGTTTTATATTTTGGATTCTTGGCTTCGCGTAACACAATATTATCTTGTTTAATACCCAATAGCTTTTTTGTTTTTGGTAACGATAGTTTACGAGAATTCCATTGTTTTGAATTTGTAGAGATATCTTTTGCGAAACCTAATAATTCAGTATCGTTAAACCCAGTAAAAATTTCATCATATTTACTATCTTTTGTATCATAATATTCATCTAATACTTCATTTATAAACATATCCTTGGACGTTTTATTCATAGATAACCCTTTTTTATAGCCTAATATCCGAATGTCTGCGATAGTGTATATTGAAATCATAATGTATTTTACGTATTTCTTTTTTAAGTTACACGCCATATCTAATGAAATAGATTCTTCAAAATCTCTAAGCACAATATCAATACGAGGGTCTTGACAAGAACTTATCGGGTGTCCTTCATCATCACAAAAAGAACAGTGTATAGGTCGTTTGTTATTTTGTGACATTACATTGATTATATGTTTATTTCTATATTGCTTTTTTGAAAAAGAAAAAAAATATAATTTTGTTCTTTTTCAAATAATAATATTATTAAATCAATATCTCTAAATCAGATAACTTCCAGTATTCACATCCACCATTTGGTAAAGGTCGTTTAATAATAAAGGGAACCTTTTTTTCTTCAAACTCTTTTAATGCGATTAGATATCCATCAATCACATTATCATCTACTTCTACGAATGACTGTGCTCCTGCGTTTAATTGTTTTGTTCGTTCCCCTAATATTCGTGCTTTTTCATATTTTGTAACAAATGGTAACGTTCTATGTAAAGGGTCTACAATAGTTCCATCGTTATCTCTGGTAACCTTAGCCATTGTTTGTATTTCATCATAATTATGATTGTATAGTTCTGGGTGAAAGTTAGTAATAATATCATTTTTATCGGTTTCGTTAAATTTTTGAAAATCCTCCTCATCTGAATCATTGTCAGAATCATCATCTGAACCATAGCCATCCATCGCAAATTTGCTAGATGTCACATTTTCATCTTTGTCATCACGGTCTAGAATATCTTCTTCACCATAATCTTCTATATCTGATTCAATCATACTATCATCATCATCATCGTCAATATCATCAACAATCACATCATCATCGTCAATTGGTATTGGAACTGTTTTAATAGGTTTTTTCATTTCCACTGACATATCATCAATATCTTCAATATCACTGGAAATATCTTCGGTGTCACTGGGAACATAATCGTCGGCGTCCATATTAGTTATTATATTATTAGATAATGTAATTTTTCTAAATAGTTATTTATCATCTAGATTTTCAATTTTCTGTTCGTGTATTTGATTATTTACGTTCATCAGTTTTCCATTTTGTATCACAATCAGCACATATATACAAATATTTTAAGTTATCATTATCATAACGAATATAAATCACACCGTGTTCGGTTTTACATTCATCATTAGGACACTGAATATTATACAACCGTGGAAGGGTGGGGTCCAATTTCGTATATTCATTAAACAAGTGGTTAAATTCGTGTGTCCCTTTCTTTAATTGGGTATTTGTTACACAGATACCTTCTTGAGTGATGGTTTCATCAACGTGTTTACAATTACGACAGTAATACGTTAACTCATTGGGATTATTCTTATTAATCCCAATGTAGTACATATTATCACACTTTTCGCAAAACTTCATTTTATATACTACTGAAGTATAATTTATTTAAATGATAATGTTCAAGATACATTAATTCAATTTTACAAAATCATTTAGTAATATTAGCCACGGCATAGTAATATATAAATTCATATTATATTACGATATATGGTATCCCTAAATATACATTCGGTATAATATACATATAAAATTGAAAATAGAATGTATAATTCGAAAGAGGATAAAAATATAACATCAATATATCAAAACGAGTTGGAGATGGAGAAATCTATCGCTAATGGACACCCTTCTAAATCTAAACCACCCATTAGCGTCAAGTATGCTGGGTTTCAAGACTTTATGATGAAGCATCAGTTAAAGAAAGGTGAAAATAACGCAAATAAAGAAATTACAAACACACGAATAGGAAGCAAAGATGACAACATTTATGGCGGTTCATATTCCATACCTCCTGAAGACTATGAACTATTTCTTAATTTATACAATCGGGATATTTTGTCTTCAAATAAAAAAGAGTATCTGACTGAGAAACAGCTAGTTGATAATGGAGCTATCTTGGTTGATATTGACCTTCGTCACGATTATGATGTAGATGAGCGTCAATATACTGACGGACACGTTGAGGATATGATTGACATCTATCTGGATGAATTCAAGAATATATTTCAGATGGATAGCACGTGTGACTTCAAAATTTACATATTACAGAAACCTACGGTAAACCGCGTAAAAGAGAAGAATTGTACCAAAGATGGTATACACTTGATCTTTGCGTTGAAGACCGACCGTAATACACAAAAAATTATCCGCAATAAAGTCATTCCGTTAGTTGCTGATGCGTGGGGTGATCTTCCCATCACGAATTCATTTGAGGATGTATTTGATAAGGGTATCACCGATGGAACTGTAAATTGGCAATTATACGGTTCACGAAAACCGCACCATGACAGATATAAACTAACTCGTATCTATCAGGTATCATTTGATGACACCGATAATGAGTTTATGCGTAAGGAAATCCCATTACAGTCGTTTGATATCAACCAGAATATAAACGAGCTTTCAGTTCGTAATGAAAATCATCCATCATTATTCTTGAAGTCTTCGTTTCTAAAGGAACGAGACGAATATGATAGGCAGAATAATATCAAGCGTGCGGGTGCTTCTTCAAATAGGTCGGGTATGACAATTCAAGATATTCCGGCGATTGAGGATTTAAACATAGCCAGTATAAAGACACAGGAGGAACTCGATATGATGGTACAAGTATTTCTGGAATCATCATTAGGGTCTCAATTGGATTATGACCTCAAGGATTCTCATGACTATGTAATGATATTACCGCCTTCATATTACGAGGGAGGTTCATACCTTAAGTGGATGAAGGTTGGTTGGTGTCTTAAGAATATAAGTAATCGATTACTAATCGTATGGATTGCGTTTAGTGCGAAATCATCTACATTTGATTTTGGGAGCATTCCTGAATTATGCGATAAATGGCGAGGTTTTGAAAGACGCCCTAATGATGGAATTACAAAGAGGTCATTGTATCATTGGGCTAAGACAGACGCTCCAGAAGAATACACCCGTATCATGAACAATTCATTGGATTATCATGTTGAGCAAAGTCTTAAGATAAGCGGCGGAAAAGGTAAAAATAACGAGAAATCGGGGTGCGGTGATTGGGATTTGGCGTGGGTTTTGTATCAAATGTGTAAACACTCATATGTGTGTACCAGCGTTAAAAATAATATGTGGATGGTCTATAAGAATCATCGTTGGTACGATTTGGACTCAGGAACCACTCTCAGAAAGACCATCTCCGGTCCACTAAGAGAGCGATATAGAAATAAAGCAGTTCAATACATGCATAACAATGAACCACAAAGTAATCGCACAGATGATGACGAGCCTATAGCAGAACAGGATGAATTACACCGTGTAATTCAACAGCGCGCGATTAATATTTCTCAGAAGTTAGCACAAACTAGCGATAAAGACCATATTATGAAGGAGGCAAAGGAGTTATTCTATGACGGGGATTTCTTAGGAAAGCTTGACGTCAACCCTCATCTACTTTGCTGTAAGAACGGTGTATATGATTTTAAGGAAAACTTATTTCGAAATGGCATCCCGGAGGACAATATCTCAATGTCAACCAACATTGACTACAGGCCAATTGACCCAGTGAAACAAGCAAATAAGGTCAATGAAATCAATACATTTATGGACCAATTGTTTCCAGAGAAATCGTTATGTGAATATATGTGGGACCATTTGGCATCTACGCTATTAGGCACATCTACAAATCAAACGTTTAATATGTATATTGGTGGCGGTCAAAATGGAAAATCTGTATTAGTAAACCTAATGGAAGTTACCCTTGGTGACTATAAAGGTGACGTTCCACTTACCCTAGTAACTGACAGACGCGGTAAGGTTGGTGGGTTGGCCCCTGAGATCGTTCAATTGAAAGGAATACGTTTCGCAGTGATGCAGGAGCCATCTAAGGGGGATGTGATAAATGAAGGTATAATGAAGCAGCTAACTAGTGGAAAGGACCCAATCCAAGGTAGAGCTCCATATATGCCACAGACTATCTCATTCATACCACAATTTAAACTGGTTGTTACGTGTAATGTTCTAATGGGAATTAAGAGTAACGACCACGGAACTTGGAGACGTATTAGAGCAGTGCCATTCAAATCACTCTTCACTGAAGACCCGGTAAAGGGTGACCGCGAAAAACCATTTCAATTTCTCATTGACAAATCGATTGACGATAAGTTTGATGCTTGGAAAGAAGTATTTCTGGCAATGCTAGTGGTACGTGCATCAAGAACGAAAGGTCTGGTTAATGACTGTGACATCGTGCTACAGAAGAGCAATGAGTACAGGAAGAGCCAAGACTACCTATCTGAGTTCGTTGAGGAATGTGTATTACGCAGCAGCAACTCGAATGCGTGCGTTCAGAAGTCTGAATTAAATAATGAATTTGTGAGATGGTATGAGACCAACTATGGTGGAAGAGGTCCTTCTCCCAAAGACCTACACGAATATATGGATAGATGCTTTGGAAAGAACCGTGCCTCCAAATGGTTCGGGGTTGAGATAAAATACGAATCAAATGAAGAGATGGATGATGATGACCTTATTAAAAATAGCTTAGATAATAATAATATCAATGGCTTGTAACGTAGTAATAAATAAATATTTTATGTAAATATATTTTGATAATTAAAATATATTTTTTTTATTTAGTAGGGATATATGGCTCAGCTCGTAACATAGCTTTAATAAATAGATATTGATTATAAATGGATTTTTCTAAACCAAATATATAAATTGGATACAGTGAAATTAATAGAATTATTACTAATTTACCATAAATGTTTTGTGTAATCATACCAGACATTACTTTATAAATAACATATAATGCTACAATAATATACAACCAAAATAAACCTTTATTCAAAGTTATATAATATGGGTGTTTCGTATCATTTATCACATATTTTCTATCCGCAGTAGTTAGGTCGTTTTTTTGGTCTGCGATTGCGGTTAATACTTCTTTATTTTGTGAAATAAGTAAGTTAAAGTAGTTTTTTGCTTCGCCATTCTCTTTCTTTTTTAATGGTAAAATCTCATCTAATTTATTGTCTGTCACTTGTTTTTTTTCAACAAAATCATTTTCTGCTGGTATCAACTTATTATTGTATTTCCTGTCTGATTCAGCATTGATAGATTTAATATCATATTTTAAGTTTGCTATTTCCTTTTCTAATTCTTTTATTTGTTTTTTTAAAGTCGAGAGATCCATTTCCTTTTCAGCTTTTATAAGTTTTAAATTTGGGTCATCTATGATGTATGCGTTATACGTACTCTCATATTGTGTTTGTAATTGGTTACGTTCGTTTGTTATTGTCCGTAATCTACTAATAAGACTGATTTTTAAGTTTTGCTTTGATTTCCATTTACTTATATAAGATCTCCAGTTTCTAACGTCATTATCACTGTATCCTTCAATTATTCTATTAAATTTCATATTTACTATATTCTATACTATAGTGTTATTTTTTAGTTCCGACTAAATCATATATTCGGTATGATAATGGATATAATGTTAAAATAATTCCCAATATAACTTTTGTTTTCAAGTTCATTTCATTCTGTATATAAACTATTTGGTATAATAGGATTAAGCATAAAATGTAATATACCCACCAAAATTGTGAATTTAATGTTACAAAATATGCGGTATGATTTTCTTGATATTCAGTATTTCTATAATCATTACTAAAATTCTGGTTAAATTGTTTTATCGCACGTTCTAATGTTTCATTACGATTTATATAGTCATTTTGTTTTAATTGTTGTCGAGTCATTACTTTTATATAAAGAACTTCATATTCCTTATCAAAAAAGTCTTGTGTTCGTTTCTGAATATCTCCATATTTTTTTATTTCATCTATTGCTTGGTCTACCACCTTTAATAAATACTTCGCACTTTTCAAATCTTTTTCCAACCCCGTTTTTGCACTTGCTAAAGAAGTTTTTGTTTTTCTATTTGAAGTGGTAGTTTTTTCTAGTTTACTAATATCAGTATTTAATTGAGATATTTCATCGTTCATTGTATCTATTTTCTGTCGTAACTCATCTCTAATAGGAGTAATCGCATTAATTTTTGATTGAAGATCAGAATTATTTCGATCATACCCCCGTAAAGCGTTTTTTCGGTAATTGAGTGTAGATCGTGATGGTCCTCCTCCCATGATATAATATTATACTTACTATATCATGGGATAAAAATAACTATAATTTTGAATAATTATCATATTCGTTCGCATAGTTCTCTTTTACATTATTTATATTGATTCTTCGGTTTTTTGTATTAGAGCTATTTACCATTGTATTAAACTCTTCGGAACTGCTTTCATCTTGAATTTTATTCACATCATATTCACTATCGTGAACGCATTTTGAAATACCAGTATCCCATTTAGTGCCAGGACTACAACAATAAGTGCCTACACAACCATATAAATTCATTCCACCTAGTAAATCGCCACCTTCTTCCTTGGCAGCAGCTTTAGCCGCATCTTGTAATTCAGGTTGGGTACGGGCAGCAGGGTCAGGTAAATTTAACTTGTTGAAATTCATCTTTTCACGTCTGGATACTTCAATAAACACTGTTATCGTATAGATGGAAGCACCGAATAAAACGATTATAGTTAACAAATCAAATAGGAACGAAGGAAAAAATGTAAGCTGATTCTTTAAAATTCTTGATACTACAATTATAGCTAAAGCGATTACCCACACGAATTTTATCTTGTTATATTCAGCTTGTTTTTTCTGGTAACTATCATTTAATTCAATTTCGCGTTGTTTTCCGACTAAAGCATTATCTATAGATTGCTTCTTTTGCATTAATCTATCATTTTCAGTATCTACAATGTCAGCCACCTCTTCCTGGTGTGTTAATATGTGTTCGCTTGATACATCCGCATCTTTTAATGACTTATGTGCGTTCTCTAATTGAGATTGTAATTCACTTATCTTATTTGTAAACTCGGGGTCACCTTGTTTATTCTCAAGAACATTCAGATAATTTTTTTGTAAGGCAACTAATCCATTTAAATCGGTATTATTACTCATTTTTGGAAATATATATTATAAAAATATTATATATTTACTTATTCTCTTGCTATCACTATACCAGCAACTAATAATGTAGACGCAGTTACCACTCCTAAATTAAATATCGAATTATTATGCTTGATTAAATCCTTTGTGTCATCTAATCTAACATCAGAAACGTCTTTTGGTTGGTCTAACTTGGTTGATAAATAGTCACTATATTTATCCTCGTTCATTAATTTATCTCGTATTCCAGTTTTATCGTTATTTGTAATTGTGTTTAGTTTAGAATCCAAATCGTTATAATTCTTATTAATTGTATTAAGCTTCTTTGTATATTTTTTTTCTAGTTTTTCTAAAGGTTGTATTTGTTGTTCATTTATGAATTTTTTTACTGGCGTGTTCTCATCTCGTTCATCTGATTGTTTAAATCCTTCGAACATTTTACGTTGTTGTTCCTTTAATTCTTGATATTTGTTATTTACTTCGTAATCAGAATACGCAGTATAGTTAGATACTTGTTTTTCATTCACTTTAACGTTATTCATAGTATACTTGTTATTATAGTATGAATGGATAATATATTTTTATGAAATTACCGTTTTGTCATATTCGTCAGAATAATACCTGATACGACTATTCCAGTGAGTATACCTGTATATAACAACACGTCTGATGCTGAGTTTGTTATGTTATTTAAAAACATATTTGGTGCGTTTTTTGATTTTTGTTCTTTTAATGGATGGACGTCTGTTTCTAAATTATTATCAAGATAATTAGAGTAAGTTGGTCTATACAAATCAGCTCCATCTAACTTATTATCATTTTGTTTATTGTATTTATTAGTAACTCCTTCAATTGACCGGTACAATGTAGAAAATGTTTCAGGAACACTATCCAATTCAGTGGTTCCATTCAACTTTATCTTACTAATACGTAGTTTTGACATTTTGTCACCCATCTGTGTTATAATCAAACGGAAATAAGAATATTTATTATATGAAGTTACATCAAATGGTTTTCTAGGTGATGTTTTACTTGGCATTTCGTCTTTGTTTATAAGCTGTTGGTCTACATAATCCCACGATTCTCCATCATTAGAAGAGACCAATGTAAATTTTTTAGGAAAAGTATTTGTTGCTTCAAATGTAGGTGTTGTAATTGAATAACTAGTTAAATAGAGTTTATATGGCAATTTAATCTCTATCCACTCACCTGGTATTTCAGTTTTGTTCTTATTAGGACCAACTTTTGTGCTCCATGTATTATTTTCTGAACCTCCACCTAAATAACTTGATGGTGTAATTCCAGAGTAGGGGGTCTGAGTATATTTTGAATAATTTTTAGTCATACTTGTATTATTATTATTTACATTGTCACATTCCCAGTACGTATTTGTAGTTTCATTAAATGCGTTAAATCCTTGTGTATTGTCATTATAATTTGATGAAGTTTTGATTACATATTTTCCATTAGGTTCATATCCATTAATCGATTGATTATCTATTCCAGATTGTCCGGACTCCATACTAGATAATGTTATGTTTGGTAGTGGTATTGCTTGTATTATGTTTGTAGATGACATCGTTTTATATTATAGGTATACAAAACTTTTCGTAATTTTACAAAACGATGTCCGAATTATAGTTTCTTGAAAATGAAAAATAAAGATGATGTTAATACAACCGACAATACTAAACTAGAATACATAGTCGTATCGTATGTTTCGTTATAATTAGCGTGAATATTATCTTCATCACTCATTAACTGTTTCATTTTTGAATCCAGTTCTTTTCTTAATGGTATTATTTTACTGTGAGTTCCTATTATGTTTTTATGATTTTCCTCATACTCAGCGATATTTATATATTTATTTAAAGGTGCTTCTTGTAACTTTTGTACGCTTCCATTATCCATTAATTTATTATATATATCGTTTACTGTTTGAATTTGTGTATCTTCTGTCGTACACGTTGATTTTACTGTATCGGGTAAAGTTATATCAGTGCATTTTACATATTTCTGATATTTTTCATTAAAATCTTTTAAATCTGCTAAAACATTTACATTTGCATCCATAATTGTTAATCCCTCTATTTTTGACATATTATTGTTCGTATTACTATATGATTGGAAAGTTTCACAGGATTTATTTAATCTATAACAACGATGCCCGATTATGTTAAAAATTGACAACGACATAGCACCCAATCCTTGAAAACCAGTTTGGGCGCTATTCAATGATGATATTACCAGACGAATATATTTATATTTTTTTTTATTATCTATGTTAAATACAATAGGTGAATTATTGGTATTATACATTGGATTATAATCAAAATGACTATCCAGTATTTCCCATTTGTTAGTATCATTTGAAGCAACTATGTAAAAATCCTTTGGAAAAGGCGTGAATTCAGTTGTTCCATCACGCTTACCCGGTAAAAGTTCATATTTCTTTACGACTACTGTATTTGGTATTTCTACTTCTACCCACTCACCATTTATAGTTGAATTGTTTGATAATATTGTTTTTTCATTACCTATATACTTTCCATCGTTTGTGATTTTAACCGGCAAACTATTCACATCTATACTTGGAATATCGTTTAGCTGTGCCTTTAATTTCGCGTCCTCTATTTTGAAAGTGCTTTTTATCCTATTAATGTTGTTACCTATATTTTTTAGTTCTCTAATCATAGTATCATTATCTTTTACGTATTTGTTATATTTTTCTGTATCGGGAAAATATTTTACACTCGTTACAATTCTAGATCTAATCCCTCTCCATGTGAACCTATATTTTCTGTATCTATGCACCTTTTTTATCTTAAAATCGTTCTGAGTTTTTGGTTCTACTATTTTGATTCCTTTTTTATTATTATTATAAATTTCTACCTGTTTATTCATTTTATTTTTTAAAGAAATTATCTTATTCTGCAATATTTCTTTTTGTTTCTGATTATCATATGCCAATTTTCGGTTTTTACCATCATTTACGATTTGACCCCTTGAATAATCACCCTTTGTTATTTTCCTATTTGTGTAAAACTCATCTTTATAGGTTCCTATAGTGTAATTACTTACCCATTTTGTAGAAGGATTATTATCAGTTAGATTTCTTACGATATGACTGGTATTACTACTCGATGCTCGTAATCGCACATTCTCAGATGGAATAATATTTACAATAGTGCCTGTATCAGATTTGTTTATATTCTTAAACCATTTTTCCTCTTCGGATTTGTTATCCATATTACTATTAGAATGTTAGTTATACTAGTAATATATTTTATACTTTTCTAAACCGGTATATTAAAACCATAAGTCCAACAATACCGATAGACAGGTTTGCTGTTTTAAATAGCTCACGATCAAATATACTTTGCGAATCTTTATATTTTCCGTCTGACCCACTGTGTATCTGCTGTATGTCAAGTATGGTATCCGACAGTTTTTTATTCGTGCATAATTGCCTACCTAAACATTCTTTGCGGTTATTACCAAACTCTTCTCCTTTACACATTTCCGGGTTATATGCTTGATTTAATATTTCATCACACCGGTCTTTCGTTGGCATATCTTTTGCTTTTATAGCATTCACGTAAAAAAAATCTTTCATATCATAACCAATATTCACGTTTAATGTAGCCATTGTTTGTTTATATTATAATTTTATTTTTTTAGATACAGATACGATAATAATCATAAAATAATGCGGTGGAACTTTCACGTTTAAATTTACAAACTTGCCCTGGACGCATACACATTGCTAATGCTTGGGGATCAAATCTAGATATTTCGGGTAACTGTTTTGTATTCATGATATTGTATTTTTGTTTCAATTCGTCAATTTCAGTATTTCCTAAAATTTCGCATTTTGGCACTAATGTATGGTTTAAAATATTATATTGAAGTCTATTAATATTATGGATCACCACAAATATACCATCGCGATTGTATAGATACTTAATTTTATTTACGGTTGTCTCGTTTGGTTCATCCTCTATGATAATAACCAACGTGTCATTCTTTGTGATAATATTATCAACGTTATATATGTCCTCTACGATATTGTCTAAATTCGCACGATTAATTTGTTTTGATGTTAAATAGTATTTTACGTGAATCTTACGAGTATCGTTTCTATGTCCGATAGTAAAATCTAACTGGGTATTGTTATTCATCGCATCAATTTCATTAATACTAAAATCCGTGTGCTCTGATGTATCATAATTCAAATTATCGAATTGATCTATGAGAGTGTTTCTGGACTTAAACAACTTTAAAATCCGACTATTGGTTGTTGATGTGTTAGTGTTTGACATTCTATTATATAAATAAGTTGATACTTTTATATAATAATATTCGATTTCAATTTTCTATACTAACTTTCTAACAACTAAATTATCAAAGTCCAACTTTCCCGAATTCTTCGTATTGGATGGTTCAGTATTAGCTGGTGTATTTTCATATTCTATAGGTGGGTTAAACGATACTACTCCTTCATCCACCATATTATTCTCACTGTTTCGTATTACGGTATCATTTGGGTGTGTATCATTCTCGGCTGAAAAATCATTTCCATTGTTTATTATTTTGATACTAATTGGTGGTGGTTGATGAATTCCAGTTGCGCCATTCATTTTCATCGCACCTCCGTCAATTGAACTTTCGTGAGATGGAGGAGGAGGAGTTGTAGGGGTCATAGAGGATTCATACCCATTTATTCTGTATATATCTAAAGCAGTTACCAATTTTACTGTATCTGGGTCCTTCAAACTAGGGGTATTTGTTTCTATTTTTAAAAATCTATCACCAATATTCGCAACGTTCCATATTCGGTTTGGTGTTTCGTCTCCTCTATAATGTACTTGTTCTCCGACTGTATATTCTTGTGCTTGTTTTGACAACTCATTGAATTCTGGTTTCTCAGGGGTTGGTGTACCATATATTTCCTTGTTTAATGAATCTGAAAATGTGTTTTCTACATTTTTGTCAACATATCCCGGAGATCCCGGTGCATATACAGGACTTTCTGGTTTCTCAGGGGTTGGTGTACCATATATTTCCTTGTTTAATGAATCTGAAAATGTGTTTTCTACATTTTTGTCAACATATCCCGGAGATCCCTGTGCATATACAGGACTTTCTGGTTTCTCATGGGTTGGTGTACCATATATTTCCTTGTTTAATGAATCTGAAAATGTGTTTTCTACATTTTTGTCAACATATCCCGGAGATCCCGGTGCATATACAGGACTTTCTGGGGTATCGGATGTTATCGTTATATTTTCTCTTTTTGCTTTATTTCTTTCACTTGCGTTAATACTGTATTTTGTTTCGCGCACTATGTCTTGTGGTAAGAAATCATTTTTAAATGTTAAACGGTCAATATTTTTTGAATATGACATACTTTCCATTTGTTCTATATTATCATCTGTAATTAGGCGCATTTGTACGTTCATTGTTTGAAGCTCTTGTAGTAACAATTTGTAGGAATAAGGAACATTTACAATGCTGAAATTACGACCAAATTTGCTTACTTGTTCCAAGTGTTGTTCTTTTCCGTCTAATGAACCTGTAAATTTCAATGGACCATCTGCCATTGGACTCATAAAAATGTTCTTAGAAGGATTATAAACAGCCATCATCCCGGTTGTATTACATATCGCAATCTGATATTTATCGGCCCTTTCCATGACGGACTCACGTAAGAATTCGCTTGCACCGTGGGAAATTACAACATCACGTTCCATTTCTCCTATACGAAGACCACCGTCATTGGCACGACCAGATACAGGTTGGCGTGTTAATTGGGTATTGGGACCACGAGCGCGGTAGTTCACCTTATCCTTTACCATATGTTTCAATCTCATATAATAATTAGGACCCATAAATATTTCACTTTCGATTTGTTCTCCGGTCATACCGTTATACAATAGTTCATTACCACTTGAGTGATACCCCACATTGGATAACATTTCTCCAAATACCTTAATTTTAGAACCCTTATTATTAAACGCGGTACAGTCTGCAAATCCACCATATATAGAGGATGCTTTTCCCACTATACATTCTACCAAATGCCCTATAGTCATACGAGATGGGATAGCGTGAGGGTTTATAATCATATCGGGACGAACTCCGTCACGGGTAAATGGCATATCACTCTCGGGAATTACTAATCCCACTGTTCCTTTTTGTCCGGCACGAGATGCCATTTTATCACCTAAGTTAGGTATTCTGATTTCACGAACACGAACCTTGGCAATACGATTACCAGTTTCGCCCTCAGTAATAAATGTTTTATCTACAGTCCCTAATTGCCCTTTCTTTGGTGTTTTAGACGCGTCTAACACTTTACTGTCCTGAGAAGAACTACGACTTGTCATACCAATTAATACGGTTTTGTCATTTAATTCAGTATTTTCACTGACAATGCCGTTCTTATCTAATTTACTATAATCATATCCTGGTTTTGTTCCAACTATATCTATTTCAGATTCGATATTCGTAAATGTTTTTTCAGTAGTTTCTTCTCCTCCCTTACTAATTTCCTCGTGAGTTTCATATGTCGAATAGTATGTTGTTTGAAATAAACCACGTTTTAGAGCACCCTCATTGATTAAAATAGCATCTTCTACGTTATACCCAGTATAGCACATAATAGCTACAATCGTATTTTCACCATAAGGGTTCTCTTCTTTATTAATATAATCTAAATAACGAGACTTTACCAATGGTATTTGACCGGAAGATAATACTACCGCGGTTTTATCCATTCGAACCTGATAATTAGTATGATACATCGAACACGCCTGTTTACTTTGACCGCACGAAAACGAATTACGTGATGCTGGATTGTTTTCAGGGAAATTAATGATGTTTGCCATTGTACCAAATATTAATGATTCGTGGATTTCTAAGTGAGTGTGTTTGTCATTATTACTTGCTTCCAATTCTTCTTGGTTCACCGCTATTAATGAATTTTCAGTTTCATTTGTATCAATATAATCAATTATCGCCTTGTCTTCTAAAAATCGTTTTATACGAGATGGGGCAGTTTCACCATTGATATTATCATACAACTCGGATAATTCATACATTTTATAATCATTTGGATTAAAGTCTTTGACCGTTTTTTTATTGAACCCCGAAATTAAATCGTTCCAAGAATAATCACCTTCGTCCAGATGCTTCTTTACATTATTTTTATCAAATGACATCTTGTTTGTTTCAGGGTCACGATAGAAAATCGGTCTACATATGCGCCCAGCATCAGTATAAATAAATACTGTATTTTGTGAAATTTGAAAAGAAACGCTTGTGTATATTGGAAGCAACCCATTGCGTCTATATAAACGTAACTTTTCTACGGTTTCGTTTGGAGTGCTTACAATACCAGCCCACAATCCATTTATAATTACCTTGGTTGTTTTTGATAAAGCCAAAGGAGTGCATTCTTCCAATAATTTCATTTCCACTTTCTCACGTAACCATTTAATCATAGGTTCACGCGAAACACCTTGAGTTATATATGCGGTAATCGCCATATGCTTATGGATACCAATATTGCCTCCATCTGGAGTATCAATTGGGTCAAACATACCCCATTGTGTACTATGTAATACACGAGGACCGATTAACTTTGTGCTTGAATCAAGTGGCAGGTTTGTCTTACGTAAATGACTTAGTGCTGAATTATATGAAAGACGGTTTAAATCTTGTATTACACCAATGCGTTTTGTATGTGTTTGAGCACCCCAATTTCCTTTAAAACCTTTTCTGAAACCATCTTCTACTATTTTATCACTGAATACATTTTTATAATTCTGTTCGACTAACGCTTGTAAATTATCTTCATACATGGCTTTATTAAACGTAATTTTTGATTCAAAATCTAAATGGATCTTACGTAATTGCAAGTTGTAATATTCACGGAATAAGTCATACATTAAAGAACCAACCAACTCTATGCGTTTATATTTAAAATTATCACGGTCAGTTGGCTCATCTACGCCTGTATACACTGATAATAAACGATGAGTGATATAACCCAGATAATATGCCTTGTCTACATAATTAGTTTCTCCTACGTGAGGTAAGAAATAATCGGCTAATATTTCCTGTGCGTGTGAAATAGTTTTACCCTTAGTTAGAGATGCTATATATTTCAAAGCAGTGCGTTGAGTCAGAATACCTCCGGCATCATGGACGGATGGTATGAATAAATCTACCAAATGTTCGTATTTTTCAATATCTAAAAGACAAGATGTTATTATCTGTTTGTCTGAAATTACACCAAGAGCACGGAATACAATAAATAGTGGTACTGCTTTTCTTACATTTGGTATATTTACCACTAGGTTTTTAAAGGTATATGATGGTGTGGGAGCCATAATTTTTACAGATAATGTTCGTATGGGTTTTGATACGTTCTCAGAAACAGAGCGAATTTCGGCTGAATATAAATATTTATCATCCCCTGATTTTTTTATATAGAGCATATTATCACCGAACTTTTCTTGTGAAACTACTGTTTTTTCTTTTCCATCTATAATAAAATAACCACCGTGGTCGTTACGACATTCACCCATAGTGTGACGTACATCCGCAGGTAACCCGGATAATACACAATAATCAGATTGAACCATAATAGGGAATCTTCCTAATAATACCTTTTCAATTGTGGTTGTTCTCACTTGTTTATTTGAACTAACTAACGATTTCTCTGTTAATTCACGAATTAATGCGGTCTCTTCCGTTGATATTTCTTGAGTAGTGCGCTTGGTGCGACGTTTTGGTGCTCCACCGACCATTTCATCCCCATCGATTTCTGTATTCATTTCAGGGTTTTCTTTGAAGTTTTTAAATGTAGGTGCGTCGTCATATTGTCCTCCTTTGAATAATTCATCTGGACCTACTAATGTTGGTTCAACACCATCGTCTAAAATATCAATATATTCTACATCAATATCGTAATGAATTGTCATACCATATGTCATGTTTCGTAATCTGGCTTCATTCGGAAACATGTAGTGCGAATTGTTATCATCATATATTACTGGTTTTCCAAAATATATTTTATTACCTTCTTTACCACCAAAATACATTATACATTGGGAACGATATTCGTTTGTTTTCTCGTCGAACTTAGTTCTTATACGCAATGGATTTTTTTCTTTGAAAATTTGAAAAATACCATTTTTAAAAAAATCGTTATACGATTCGGTATGGTGTCTTACTAAACTTTGAGGATTGTCTTGAAAATACTTATCCATCAATTTCCATACTGTAGAATTATCCATAACAAGGTTATATAAAATGGTTGTATATATTTATACCATTTGGTTCTAATATTTTTAGTAACTTTTGAATTTATTTTCTTTGTATATTCTATAATTATGGATACTTTTCTTCAATCTATTTTCGGCCCTCTTGGTAAAGACTATTGTCTTTACTTCTACTTTCTTTCTATGTTAGGGTTCTTCCTTCTCGCACTTTTATTATTAACTTCTCTTATGGTTGGTATTTCCCAGCGTAAAGGATTTGATTTCTACTTTCAAATGATGACTGTCGGTATCGGTTATGCAATTTTCTACTTTCAGAACCGCCTTTTACATTCAATGTGCGTAGGAAGCGCATAAACATTATTTAGTATAAAATATATAGGTCATGGATATTTTATACTACAGTAACTATTGCACTCATTCTCAAAAAGTGTTACAGACACTTGTTAAAGGGAATTTAAGTGATAAAATCAGTTTTATATGTATTGACAAACGACAAGTAGACAAACGAACAAATCAAACATATATTATTCTTGAAAATGGCGGAAAGGTGGTTTTACCACCCAACATACATAGTGTACCTTCGTTATTACTAATTAAGGATAATTATCGTATTATACACGGAGATGAAATTATAAAATTTTTTCATAATGATATTAAGCAACAATCTAATGTAGCTACCAATTTTAATGGAGAACCTGTATCATTTCATTTAGGGAACTCATCCGGTGGGACAAATATTACATCCGAACAATACACCATGTATGATATGTCTCCAGATGAGTTAAGTGCTAAAGGCACTGGGGGAAATAGACAAATGTATAATTACGTTTCTGTAGGTGATAGTATGAATTTAATCAAAACACCGGATGACACCTATAAACCAGATAAAGTATCCAATAGTGTTACGGTTGATTCATTACAACAGACACGGATGGACGATATTAATCAAATTATGCCGAATAAACAACCATTCGGACAACAAGTTAGTAACTAAAACAATATAAATACTATTCTATTTTGTTTTATATAATACTATGGCTGATAAATCCACTCTTAGTCGCGCTTTCAATACACACCTTATTGAATTCTTTGATGATATTATTCGGATATACCCCGAAAACCAAGATATTTCAAAGGCGAAAACCTCATTTGAAACAATCAAAAAGGCAAATCCGTCTTTAATTGTAAAGGCATGGTATCAAAAGGTATATATGCCTTATCAACAGGTCATTGACGCAGGAGACTTCTCCTTCTTTTTTGATAAGGATTACGCACAAGACCTTCAGTCTGTATCTAATGCTGGTGAAATCATGAGAATGATTGACAAGATCCGTGAACCGGTTCGTACTATGAACGATGATAATAAAGACCATTGTATGAAGTATATTCAAAATCTTAGTAAAATTTCTACTGTATATTCCAGCATGTAAACGTATTACTGATACAGTAAACTTAATAATTCGGACGGATTTAATAATTGTAAATATTCCTTTACACGTGTACGTGTAATCTTTTCTTTATTTTTCTTCTTCAAAGAAGGAATGTAAATATTACTATGAAGAAAATTAACATGCTGGATATACTTATCTGGTAATATTGATTTTGTTTTGAAAATAAATTTATGCATATAATGTTGGTGTAAAATTGTGATTACTTTCTCATATTCACTATGAATTTTATAACGAATATCTCTGGTTTTGCGATATATTCTATTATATTCATATAATTTATCAATACGGCGAACGCAAAAATATTCATATGCATAGTATGGGTTAATCACGCTCATTGCTTCTCGAATTATTATATCTGGATTCATTATTCGGGTGCTATCTCCGGTATTCAAATCTGTTAATAAATAACCATCTATATCGTCTGCCATATTATGTAGATTATTATAACAATCCAAATTATACTTGCGAGGGAAATAAATTATACCTTCTATATCTCGTAGAAAACTATTGTTCTCATATTCTGTATTTGGTATGTATTTTAGAGTGTTATTTTGTATTTCATAGACCGATATCAGATAAAATTTATCTATATTCTGGGTAACCTTGTTGTAATTTTTCTTTAAAATAAATGTGTATGTTCGGGTTTTTGATAGGTATTCCAATATAGGTGTGGTATTTTTCTCATTTATATGAAATGTGGATTTAAACTTATTTATTATATTTGTCGTTTTTTCATCTGACGCTGATACTACCCTCCAAATATTACATCTATCATCATGCATTAAATTTATCATATTCCCTGTTATATATTCACTTACTTGAATATTGGAGGTTATCGTTGGATAACGACTACAGAATGTATTGTATCCAATTGACTTAGGTGGCGAGTAACTTAGTAATTGGTTTTCAGGATACGAAATTATTACCATTCGATATAGTCGAGTTTCATCATCATTATAGCATAATACATCTTTATCATAGCAAAACGTATAATAATATAAATTATCATATTTTACCAATCGTTTTATTATATTCTTATCTGACAAATATTCTATATCCAGACGAACGCCGGAGAATGATGGCGTTAGTTCCATATCTGATTAAATTAGATATGGAATTGTTTTTATCTATTTTGTTTACGAAATAACTTTTGTATGTAATATAATTTAGATACATATTATATATTTTAGTATTATATTATAATGGAAACATCAAACGACACTGATTCTATAATAGAAGAAACATCACTTACACGGAATACAACAAACAATGGGCGTTCTATTCAGTTAGAATTAGGAGATATTATAGAAATAATGGCTCCGACGAATAATGATATCCACGAAATGACTGGTTTAATAACATATATTGATGATAGTAAGATCTCTATTATAAGCACATCTACTGGTAAAACACATATTTTGAATATTACCGAAGAGGGGTCATTAAGTGACGAATCCATAACTGAACTTCATTTACTTAATAGAAGTGATGAGAAAGGATATTCAAGACAAAATAATCTTTTACCTAAAACTTGGGTCGATATTCATTTTGGTGGAGAAATTCCAGCTATTATTACTGGAGAAATCACCAATTTAGAAGAGGATATGATTGAAATTACTACGTTTCCTGATATTAAAACCATATATTTAAATTTTGGATATAAAGGGCTTCCACAAAACATTCCCATTGAACGAATTGTGATACGCACAAAACCTGACTCTTTAAATAATGTCCCGTCTCTCGCTATTGTCAGACAAGAATTAGAAGAGGGCGAAGAGTTTGAGCCAGGGAATTACCAACAAGAAGATATTGCTACTATGGAATTTACCGATACAGGCGACTCAGTTATTCAAGTTCCAGAAGACGGGAAATTTGATGAAAATGTTCGTGAAACACTTCATAATCTATACATTGACGCAAATTCTATCATATTTGGTGAAAGTTTAGAAGCATTAGAACAAGTTGTAGAAATACCGGAATCAGAACGACGATACAGTATTGAGGAACAAGTTAATGATATGGTAGATGAACTATTGTCTACTATTCCAAATAGCCAACGTTCATTGAGGGTTATGAACAATATTCATTTACTAATTGAACGATTCAAAGAACTAAGATACCAGTTTTCCAAGTTTGATAGTAATCAAAATGTATATGATGTCACTACTAAAGGTGCTTACTATAAACCGATTGTTGATAAAATTGTAAACATCGACGCACAACTTAAATGGTTGGTTCCTGTGGTTGCTAATAAGAAATTTATTTGTGCTTCCGAAGATATGGTTGAACCTGATGATGTTATTATGAACAATGATAATAGAGATTTAATACAATTACAGCAACTCCAAGACAATTACTTCCACCGAAAAAATACAGACAAATCGCTAACATATACCGAATTGAATATTCTCACGTCATCAATATTAACCCCATTTACAAAACCAGATAATTCAAATGATTATCTTCAGAATAAACAAGTTCTTGGAAATATTGATGCTATTGTTGATAATTTTGGGGAGTTTAATTCTACTGTATTTGGTAACAGCAACCAACCTTTTGTCACTAAACAGTTTATTATTCAACGATACAATCTTGGACTTTCGAATGTTGAAAAGGTTGATTTAAAAGCCGGTAAATCTGTGTATCTAAGAAAACCCATGACACAAAGTGATAATATGACAATTAAATCAGTTATTATGATGCCAGAACCCGTTATTCGATTTTCTACTATGGATTTACCTAACACAAATATCTTGCGACAATCTACCTTACACGAGAAATATACTTCTATTTTTAAATTGTTAAGAAAAAACCGCGAGATAATACCTCACGTTATTAATGACCTATCTAAGGAACTTGATTATGAAAAGATGGAAGCAGAAAATAAAATGGAGTTCTTATCGGGAATACAAGAATTCATACTTGGAAATGATGTGTCACGTGATTCCTATAATGATAATAAATTTAAACAATTTTTAGATGTCATTATACCTAAAACACACTTTTTTATTAAAACCGTAAGAAAATACGTGAAAAATAAGATTTCATTCCTAGGGTTTGTAGAACAATTAGAACCTTTTGCAGTATATTCTGATGACATTAATTTTAAGCAGTATAATCAAATTAAATTCCTTGTTAGAGAACGAATCAAAGAAATTAAGGACAGTATAATTCAGAAGACTAAGAAATTTAATTATATTCGCAATGCTAAATACAATAGCACACCATTCAGTGACAATACTATTTTAAATCTTATTTCTACTAACAGTGATATGACCGAACCATTTTATCAAAATTATCACTTACTTTCCAAAGATAAGGCTAATAACAAACTTACACCTCAAGAAATCTTACTTCATATTAATGAAAGTGACAATAGTAAGTTATATACTAATTTAATGGTTTCTATTTTAATATCGCTTATTACACCGGAAAATCTTAGTGATGTTATCAACAAACCGAATATAGATGAAATGACGGATAATGAACGGATTAAAGCAGCAGATTGTACCAAACGATTCTTAACCAAGAAATACACGTCGATGAAAGACTTACAAACAGATAATAACAATGATGAAGTATATTATGATACCGAACTTGATGATACTCCTTATCATATTTTAAAGAAATACCAAGATGAGGAGAAAAAAATGGTTCCTGAATTATTTCACGAATTTTTAGTCGAGAACCTTATTCATAAACACGATGCTCCAGAGGACATCGCAAAATACCTTGCTACTACCATTATTACTGGTAAGAAATTAGTTTCAGATGGAGAATATGCTATGTTGGAAATTAAACCTACATTAGACGATGGGAGGAATATCGAGTCATTATCGGATAACGAAAAAGAGTCAGTTGAAATAGAACAAGACATACGTAAAAAGACTACGTATTATAAACGTGTTAAGGATAATTGGGTTAGTGATAATTTAATTGAAGATGAAGCGTTTCTTGATACAAATACATTGTTCTGTAATATCAGTCGTGATTGTTATAAAAATCAAAAGAATAGCGTATGTGAAACAACCGACCACGCCAAGAATAGATTCCAACAAAACACGCGCGACAAATTACTTAATGAATTTGATAAGAGATATGAAATATCGGTTGATGAACTGGAAAAAAAATTAGAGGATAACATCGCATATCATTTGAAAATGCTTAATAAATCACGTGTATTGAAAGATATCCAATTGTATAAAGCGAATAATCTGGCTTATATGATTGGTTCTTTATCAAACGATAATGAAGTCATTATGTCACCACATTTGCAATTACGTGACCTCATCTTCGGACAAGATAATTTCACTAAAAAACAGCAAGATATTATTATTTTCGTGCGAAAATACTGTCGTTCACCACTTGTAACTGAATTGGGTGAACACCACGCGTGGTTATACTGTAAAGACACCAATACGAAACTACTTCCTATCTCTTTATCAGAGTTAGCGAATGAGTTTATCAATGGAGGGGACTATAATAAGAAATTAGAGGAATTATGTCACTCTAATGGTATGTTGAGTGATGACGGAGACTCAATTGTAGATAAATATAGTGGGTTTGTTCTCCGTAAAATAGATTTCAGCAGCGAAGAAGGTTTTGATGAAAGTGGATTTCGTATTACATCCAATGATATTATGGAAAAGGATTTGGGAAGTGTTGTATTAGAATCTATTGGCAAGAAGAAACATCGTGTATTTGAAAACCAACTCGCAGAGACGATATATAACGTGTTTTCGACCATTGCGTCTAATATTGATATTAATGTTGATTCTATTGAAGAATTTGTTATGAGAACATCTAACGAAATAATTGATAAAAGTATTATGAAAGAAGAAACATATAATAGAAAATCTAAAAAAATGGAAAAGGAGAAGGGTAAATCATTAGGATCTTATCAGAAATATTACAATGAAACTATTATTATTATTATTTCTTCGGTCTTACTTGTTGCTATACAAACCGCAGTTCCGTCATTTAAACTAAAGAAAACTTTTCCTGGATGTGTACGTTCATTTGGAGGATTTCCAATGAGTGGAATTGAGGATACAACCGGTATCAAATATATCGCGTGTGTTTTATATAAAATCAAAAGCCAGATTTCTCCTTGGACCGCTATTAAACAACACAAACAAGACGCATTAACTAAACGTATTCAAAGTATGATTGAATTACACGTTTTTAAACGAAATGATATTTCGGAACTGTATGTTAAAAAACGCGAATACACTCTATTAAACCCGGATATCGTCATCCCAGAAGAACATAACCTTGAAAAATGGAAGCATTTTATGCCACCTGTTGTTAAATTCTCTATTGTTAACTCACTTAGAAATGTTAGCACTGAATTCAAAAAAGATTTTATTGAATTATTGCGATATGGTAAGAAAGACCAATATAAATCTATTTCTGTTTTAAAAAGTAGAATCGCACAATTCGGGTATGGAATTATTGAGTACATTAATCATATTGTACGAAATAAAGACCAACTTCTTAAGACTTCTTCTCAATTACCTTTCTTGGAAAATGCTTGTTGTAATGAAACCAATTTAACTAATCCTATCGCATATTTTAATAATGAAGATGAGAACATTAATGTTAGTATTAAAACAGTAAACCAACTGTCCGCGATTATCAATGACTTAAATACGTTAACCAAAGCACCTTCATTATATCATTCTCCATTTACTGGGATTAAATATCCAGTTGTGTCTAGTGGAGATATGGAAGAATTAATTTATTCTACGGTTATTCATTATTGTAATTTTGACAGGAAATTACCAGTTCCAGATATATATAAATCAGTGTGTTCCGAACGCCCAGCTGAATACAATTCTTCTTGGAGAATCGCAGATAAAATAGAGTTTCTCAAACGAAATGGAAAGAAGTATACTGAATCTGATTTACATAAATTAATGAAATTGGTATATCAGAACAATCTTATTCATATTGATACCCAAACCGAACATAATCAAGTAAACATATTGAAAGACATCATCGCACACCTTGAATTGACTGATTCTACTGTTATTGAAGCCCCTTTACGAAAACACTTATTAAATGTCCTCAATAAACATAATCCTAAGGTTATGAGAAATGAGAGATGTGATGAATTAAAGACATTGAATAAATACTTAACCACTACAAACACTCGATTATACAAAGAAATTATTACATTTATTGATAAACATGGCAATCTTGGGGCGTCCGAGATGAACAAATTTGAGGCATTTTTATTAAACATTACAAAATGGTCTATTGATGATGATGCTGCCGATATAAATAATTCTTCCAGTCAAGGACTATACTCTATCGTTCAATTCATACAAAACGCATCATTTTCTATTGGAAGAACTTACCCATCCGCATTATTACACCAAAATCCTTTTTATTATAAGGTTCCAGCTCACTGGGGGGTTAGTGAGAGTCATATGAGCGATATTTCTAAATTTATAGAAAAGTACTACGCAAAACTTCATAAATTCAAATCAGATAAAATTATTACCAGATTACTAATGGAAGTGGGAAGACGATTATCTACAATCACTATGTTTATGGAAAATATACCATTACAGACCGAATTGGTTAAAGACATTGATGAGATTTCTCAATCATTCCATTGTATGTTTGACAAACAAACTATTTACCGTCTATACACTTATTGTTTCTATTCTATCATTTATGAATATATTGTTCTCTCAAATGATTCTGACCTGCTAATCGCAGATATTCAAACTAACAAATTATCACACAGACAAGACATTATAGATGACCAAAATGTATCAGACCAACTACAAACGGAAGTTAATGACCTAGATGAAAACACGGCTGACTCGCAAAATAATTTAGAAGAGATACAGATTGTTACCGGCAATTTATTGGAGCTTAAAGAAAAGGTTGCTTCCCTATTAATCACTTTCATTGAAGTAGAACAAGAGAATAAACTGTCACTTGATATTACCTATGATAATATTATGAATAAGGTGAACCGGTCAAAGGATAAAGAAAAACAAGGGATTATTTCTTATTTGGGTAATATGAGTATTGAAGAACGTAAAATAGAAGACATGTTTAAAAAACACAAATTAGAACGCTGGAATATAGGTCAACAGAAAGGTATCTTTCAATACGAGAAATCTACGTATGACCGGGAACGGTCTGAATTAATCGGGCAAATCGGGTCAGAACAAACTGAAATCACGGGAGAAACCAATAATGAAGCTCTTGATATATATGATATTGAAAAGAGAGATGAGTATGAACCAGGGGACGATTATAATCGTGACACATATGACTTCCAAGATCTAGGGGAAGATTATACGGATGGAGATTTTTATCCGGAAGATCGCGATGAAGATGAATTCCCAGAAGATTAGCTATTTTTCTTCGTAAATTTTTTATATTGATATTGTAAATCATAAATATCAATATAATGAAAGGGTTTGTACGTTATCATAAACTTAGCATCTCTATTATTATTTTTCTTATCTTGTTCTCTATTATTCATATGACTAAGCCTACTATGTTATACAATAATGATGGGTCATTTAGACAATTCGGAGTCGGGTATAGACACAAAACGGTTATCCCTATTTGGAGTGTCTCTATGGTTATCGCCATTTTCTCTTACTTGTTTGTTATGTATTATTTAGCGTATATGTAATGATATTTTCATCCATTTTTATTGTATATAAAAATAATAATGGACGAAGCTACGTTGATTGAACCTTCTGTCAAAAACTATCTATTTAACACTCTTCAAAAATGCCATTCTAAACGCGTAGATGTGTATTTTTATGTGCTTAATATCGGGGTTCTCCTTATATTCGGTGCGATTGTGGTTGCTACTCTGTATTATTGTTATACACAAAAACCGAATGAATATGATAGACAACAAAAACTTATAAAAGACCAAGAATACGTCATGTCTAAGATTAGACATTACCAAGACCAAAGGAAAACTGATGAAGAAACTCAAATTTCAAGTATTTCGAATTTGCCTTTCATATCCGGATAATATACAATTTTATTATATGCATATTCTATAAATTAGTATGAGTATTACAAATCAACAGCGCGAGAATATTATTATTGAAAATAATACCGCTCAATCACGATTATTAGACATATTAGAGAACTACTCCAGACAATCTACCAATTTAACAATACAAGAACAGCTCCACGGGGATATTGACCTTTCTCCACTCAGAGAATCAGGATTTGGATTAATTGATACCATCATTTTGGGTAAAGGTGAGATTACAAATATTGTAAATATACCCAAAGGGATTACTTCATTCACATGTGCTGAGAACCTACTCAAAACGATTGATAATTTACCTAGTTCTCTATCTTCTCTTAATCTTTCGGGAAATATAATAGAAGATATCGATGTTTCTAATTTAAATAATCTTCAAACTCTTAATCTTTCACACAATAAACTTACACAATTAGAGAACCTTCCAACCAATTTAGAAGAATTATTATGTGATTTTAATCAACTACATCAAATAAACTTAGAAGGTCTTAATAAACTGAAAACACTTAATGTTTCAAACAATAAAATAACTCTTATTGAGAACATTGACACAATTACTAACTTAATATATGACAATAATCCCAGTATCAACTTCCGTAATTCAGATGTAGACCACATTGGTGGAGACGATAATGACAATGAAGATAATACTAATTATAAAGACGCTCTTAATCAATACTTCCGTATGAAAAATGAGTATGAAACTAAAATTCACGAGAAAAAGAAAAGAATATACGAAAACGAACCGAATAAGAAGATGGCAAAACAGCTAATGCGCAAATATACACCCGAATGTATTAAATGCAAACGAAAGGTTGGAACCATATTCACTAGAGACGAGAACATATACAAGGCTATTTGCGGTGATACACAAAATCCGTGTAATCTTAATATTGAACTATTTGCCGGGTTTTTATTACACTTTAAAGAGATGTTTGATATAACAAAGGAAGATTTTGAGGAAACACGCGGAATTATAGATACTGAAAAGCTTAACGATTTGTTTGATTATGTTTCTAGTGAAGATAATGTTAACTTATACAAAAAAACACTTGAATTGTACACAGAAAACGAGAACTCATATAAATCTTACATTGAAACTCATCATAATATGTATAATAATACAGATACAGTTAAGAGCTTACACAAAGCACAAGACAACTTATTTTCTTATATTGAAACTAGCAAACAACTCATTGATGAATACAAAAAAACTAACAATAGAGAATTCCTAAAAACTGCTATGGATTTAAGAGTGAATGAAATTAAACGAGAACTATCTACTATACGACGTTTGAAATACGGAATTATGGAAATTGTAACACATCCAACAAAAAAGGCATTTCCAGTTCATACTTTATACCAAAATACCGTTTCTTTAGATAAATTAGATAATTCTTCATTGGAACAACAACGTGTTATCAGTTTTACTATATAATTTATTTCATAATATAATTTATTTCATAATATAACTTTATGAAATAAACATCTTACTCACCCATTTAACAATCATTATAATTTGATACACCGTCCCATACTACACCGTGTGCATTAGCCCAAGACCTTTTAGCACATATTTCTTGACCTGATGCTTTCCAATCAACATGAGCGAAATCAATTACATCCTGACCTTCATCAAATCCAGGGGTCTCTTTTACACTGTCAACTAGAAGACCACTCTCATATAGCGAACCGATGTTTTTCTCTTCATCATTGGGTATCTTACATTTTTTATCTTCATTCACTTCCCAATAATCAGGGCATGTTGTGCTTTGAGGGGGATATGTGGTGGTTCCTTCTCCATAAGCCATTATCATACCAACATATGTAAGCACTAATATTAATGAAAGTATCGCTACTGTTATAACTATCATGTAAAAATTATCCATTGTATATACTATTATATACATTTTGTTTCGTCTCTCACTAAATATATTTAGTGAGTTGGTTCTCAATGCCGTTTATTTTATCAATGAAAATATATACCAATTATATAAAACTATGAATTACAATTTGGCCCCTGATGATATCAATAAAATTCATAAAATTATAAATACCGAAAGATATAATGGTCGAGTAAATATTGCGGAACCTCCTTCACCCGATGCCGTATTCAAAATGCAAGAAAAAATCGCACTTAAGAATACATCAACTGAATATCGCGAGGCACTTGGAGGAGACATAGAATCGAATGTTCTCGCTCAAGTCTATTTTTCTGCTGGTAATATTCAAATTATACAAAACGCACTTAGAGCTGGTGTATATAAGGCATCTCAGAACAAATTTGTGATTGCACCTCAAAATATAGATACACTCAAAATCATTATGCGTAGTATTTACTTACAGAACGCAGAACATCGCGAAGATGACATTACCGGTCAAGTTGAACGACTAAACCAACTTGTGTTAGATTATGCTATTCCTTCTGTATACAGTTCTAGTATTAGTTATATGAAATACTGCCAAGACCAGAGCACACTGGTTGTTCCACTTGAATTACCACGCAATCACGACCGCGATTTCAAGCAACTAGAACAAAAACCATTTTTGTAAGTTTACTAAAATATAATTTGACCGCATTCATATTATATTTTACGTGTTGGCTATTAGGGCCTTATCAATTATCGTTTCCTTTAGGATATTGTTTATTATTTTATTTTCAAACTTTTCATCTTCATCTTTACCATATCCACCTAATGATGCCTTTGAATATTCAAAGAATTTATTACATTCAGGGGTATCTAATTTATCATATTTAGGATTTTCAGCTATCCACGGGTGGACTTGAGCTTTGTTCTTATTCGCTACTATACGGACTGCTTTTGTTAAATGTTTTTTTGTTTCATCTTCCTTCGACCATACATCAGAGTCTTTTACATAGACTGTCTCACGTTTCAAATCAGTGCAGTGAATTGGTCTTACGTGTGGATGCATATCTCGAATACGCTCCAACATTATATCTGAGATTCCTCGTACGTATCCTACTTCTCCTGTATTGATAAAGTCATCTATTGTGAGTTCTATCGATTGGATAAAATCATTCAGGTTTATAGCGTCTTTACACGTCTCATTTAAGAACACATTCAGATTGAACTTGTTCGTTGTATTGTTAATGGTATTGTTTGTTGTGTTTCCAGTGTTCTTTGATAACTCTATAATCGTATCGTGTTGATCCGTCATTCTCTTATGTTGTTCTATCATCAGCTCCTTGAATTCTTGATTCTGTTTCAGTAACTCTATTACCAAGGATGAATCAACTTGAGTTGATACTGGTGCAACTGGGGTTTGGTCTGGTTCTACTCCTTTACACTTCTGTTTATGATTCCATAAACCACGTTTATATTTATATTGCTTTCCACACTCACAATAAAACCCATCATGGGTATTATAGGTAATTTGGGCCATATTTATCCTCATTCTATGTTTTGCTGTGGTTAAATGCCTATTATAATCCTTTTTATTACAGCATTTAAAGTTACAAACGTTACATATAAATTCAGTTGGGGTTTTATTCATATTTCCAATCCTCATTTAATCCTATAAAGTAAGGATACATTTTACCCCTAAATACTTTACACATTAATATACTTATTTTTTATGCAAGTAAATATTTCATCATAAATTCCAAGAATACTGCGTTCTCATCACAAACACAATTTTAGAAAAGTATTAAAACAAAACTATCTCAACCATATCCATTTTGGACATTTTATAAATGTCCATTTTTTCAAATCGTAGCCATTTCTTTTTTGTGTTTATTTAGCGTAAAATTATTTAAATCAATAATAATTGTTTGTTGTGTTTCAATTATATTAGATAACTCTATGATTGTATCCAGTTGTTCTGTCATCCGCCTATGATGTTCTATCATCATCTCCTTGAATTCTTGATTCTGTTTCAGTAGCTCTATTACCAAGGAGGAATCTACCGTATTTGATACAGGAACTGCTTGATTTTGGTCGTGTTCTACACCCTTACACATCTGTTTGTGACGATACAAATTCTGCCTACAACTATATATTTTACCACATTCACATTCAAACTTACTGTTATGAACTAAATCTGTTCCATTTGTTCTAAGTGTATGTTTAGTTGTAGATAAATGACGTGTGTATTGACTTTCACGTGACGTATAATAGTCACAATCTTTACATATAAATTCCTCACAATGATGGCGTTCATTCGTATGTGTATATTTCACTAATTTCGGTTTCGGTTTCGGTAATGGTTCTATACTATTCAATGTAGCTTTATAATCTTCAAAATATGATTGTTCTAGCTTTTTAGCTGCGTATAAATCATCACAATTATGAAATGCAATAATTTCCATAGTCCAATTGTCCCATCCCATATTATCTCGCATAGTCTGGTATAATTTGCAATTGTAACTGGACGATTTATTATTTGTGCAACCTTGCTTATGTGCGTATTTCCTCTGAACGAAATTGGTAGTATGTCCTATATATAGGTCATCTATAGCTGAATCTTTACAATAAATCTTGTAAAATATAGTATTAGAATAATCAATGTCAACTTTCGGCATTTTATATGTAGTTATATGCGACAGTGCTTATATTATTTAGCGTAAAATTATTTAAAATTAAGAATGAGTAGTATGTGAACTATCATCTTGTTTAAATTGATTTAAAAATATGTTACCATATATAGTAAAAATGGACGAAACCCAATCAACTGGTTTAAACCGAAAAACAATAGATAAATATTATACATCTCCAGATATAGTTAATAAATGTATGAAGTTAATAAAAGAAAAAATTAATATTCAACCAAATGATTTATGTATTGAACCAAGTGCTGGTGATGGGGCTTTTATAAACGGTATTAAATTATTATTTCAAAATTATAAATTTTACGATTTAGAACCTGAAAATAGTGAAATAATAAAACAAGACTATTTAAATTACAATTATAATGCTACTGTTAATAATGAAACGAAAGTGAATAACGTCCATATTATAGGTAATCCACCTTTTGGTCGCCAATCATCATTAGCTATTAAGTTTATAAAAAAATCGTCGGAATATTGCGATAGTATTTCCTTTATATTACCTAAAAGTTTTAAAAAGGAAAGTTTAAAGAAGCATTTTCCTTTAAATTTTCACTTAGTTTATGAATATGACCTACCAGAAAATTCATTTATAGTTGATAATAAAAATTATGATGTTCCTTGTGTATTTCAAATATGGATTAAAAAAACCACACATAGAAAAGTTACCGCAAAATTAATCCCTAACAAATATAAATTTACAAAGAAAGAAGACGAACACGATATATCATTTAGGCGGGTTGGAGTGAACGCAAGTGATATTGATACGCAAACTGACAAAAAATCTATACAATCACACTATTTTATTAAATTTGATAATCTATTAACCGATGAATTATTTGATGAATTGTCTAAACTTGATTACGATTGTAAAAACAATACGTGTGGCCCAAAATCCATATCTAAACAAGAATTAATTACAGAATTTAATAAAATATTTATTTGAGCTTGTTCTTTCGTTTTCGTTTACAAATTTTATAAAATTGAAAACTTTTTCATATGTAAAGTAATACAACAATAATGCCAGGTCAATATGAGCCTTAAATTTAATTTAATAAACCAATGGAGTGTTTCATTAGACGTCATCAATGGAGCGGAAACGTGCAATGAGTGTGAGTTAGATAAGGTATCCAATGCTTGTAATAAATGCGGAAATGGAGTATGCACCCAACCAATGTGTCAATATACGTTCCAGTATAAGTTCAATACAACGATGGTTATATGTAAAGGATGTTTTGATGAAATAGACAATAAACTTATAAACTACGATCATTTAATAGTTTATAAGTTCCTGAAAAAGAATGTTCGTAAAAGACGAATTAGCTGCTAGTCAAATTAGACATTTTGAAAAAATACATTTGTAAATAGTGTATTTTTTTTGAGTAAAATTGAATAACTTAATAGTATAGAAACAATCGTAAAACAAGAAAACAATGAAGGTACAAACATTTTACAGCGCAACGTACACGTTTGTATATTATGTTCAGAATGGCATAAAACCAAAACAAAGAACATTACAAGACAAAATAAATGAAAGACAATTCATCAATAAACTAAATCTCAATTTACACAATAAACCCAGGCATACATGCCGAACACCTCCTATAAAAATTCCACGAGTAAAATCTATGAATTTCAGTGAAATCACCATATAATTGTAATATTTATGCGTTATCATATGCGGTCTGTGCTGTGTTTTTTGCTGTTCTTGCTTCTAATATTTCATTTAGTACAAGTATTTTATTATCATCCCCGGGACTGGATAATCCTGCTAATTTTGCCTGAATATCAGTAGTATCATTAAATTGAGTTCCATCATTATATACAACAATCGCATTATTGTATTTAGTCGCAAGAGTTGTAATTGATAATTGTAAAACCGTATTCAGTCTGTATTTACGTCCTTTCAAGACAGTAAGATTTTGCGAAGTTTGTCTAAACGCAAAACTAACTGCCGAACTTCTCCCTACCTGATACGGCAATCCGGCCTTGATTGGCCCCCCTCCGAAATCTCCATTCATATAACTAGCCATTTGACTACTACGTTTAGCACCACCGTGTCCCATTCTATACATCTATTATGAGATAATATTGGCAACCTGAATATAAAAATTGAAAACTTTTTATTCTTATGGATAAACATAACTAACAAATGCTTACTAATAGCACAACCTAAAATGCCAGACGAAGAACTAGACCAATTCTTTCAAGAGTTACAGATGAAGAGTGATTTGGAAAACTTTATTCAACATAACCAATATCCAAGCCATTTCAGAAAAACATCTCATCACGACATCTTATTGTTAAACCAACAATATCCAGCCATTGATGAAAATATAGAAAATCATGTTCAATACAATGATAATTATTATAACGACACAGCAAATTCCATAAATAAGAGTATATCAAAATGCTATGAAACTATAAAGACAATGACCGAAAACAAATCAGAACCTGAACCTGAAACGTGTCCCATATGTATGTGTGTATTTGAAGAATCTAATTATGTGATTCCAAGGTGCAGACATAAAGTGTGTGCGGTCTGTTTTACAAATAATATTAAACATAACAAACATACTGGAGATTGTTGTGTTTTATGCCGAGAACGAGTCTGTTAAAATAATAAGTTAAAAATAAAAATTTACGATGAATACCTAATTACAAAAAATATAAGCCCCAAGACAACATCAATTGTTAAGGGAACCCACGCGAGTATTTTTTCTTGAAGAGCATATATAGACGCACATAAGTATAGAAGACCGTGTATCAAACGATAATCCGCCCACCAAGTATGTCCTCCCGCTTCAACCGCATTTAATCGTAAATTATTGAAATATAGGTAGAGAAATCCTAAAGTAGGTAATAATAGCAACAACCCATAATATGGTAGATATGATGACTCTATATATAAAGGTAATGCTGCTATTATCATTCTAGCTGGTATACATGCGAGTAAAAAAAGAAGTGTTCTTTTTTGTACGGAAAACATAATGTTATATTATACTGATATTTTTTTGTTAGTCTATGAAATTATTTACCATCTTAGGTGGTTTTGATTTTTTACGTCCCTTTTTATTATGAACTGTATCTAATAATATAGTTTCAATTTCATTATGTTCTTCTTCTATCAACTCTATGCTCTTTATCCACTGAAATGGTAAAGTTCTTATCCCTGGAACATGTCCATTTTCGTCAGTATATTCTGTAACGAATAATGTATTACTAGTGCCAGAAATCTCATCAAACCTTGCGGTAAACTGTCTAGTTCCTGCCGTCTTAAACCTATAGAGGTAACCCTTAAGTAATAGTTCTTCCATTATTGTATTGTATTAGTTTTTTATGTATGAATAAAGGTAAAAATATCAATTTTTTAGAATGTTACAAAAAAAAAATACATAAACAAATCATTACAATAATACTATAATAATGTCGGCGTTACGATTAGAATATGTGTGGATAGATAATGATTATCAATTACGCTCAAAAATAAAGGTAATACACAATCGGAGTATTGATACTATCCATATGGAAGATATTCCCGAATGGAACTATGATGGCAGTTCAACAAACCAAAGTTCCGGGTCTGAATCAGAAGTAATAATAAAACCAAGACGTATGTTCTCGTCAAGAAATGACTTGTTTCATATGTTGGTGTTATGTGATACATATACTCCATTAGATAAACCATTAAAAACAAACAATCGTAATAATGCGACCAAAATATTTAATAAACGAACAGATACGAAACCGTGGTTTGGCATAGAACAAGAATATTTTATAATAGACCCAATGACAAATAAACCATTGGGATATGATGAAAATAAAACACAAGGACAATATTATTGTAGTGTAGGTGCTGAAAATGCGTTTGGACGTAAAATAGCAGAAGAACACTTATTAGAATGTATAAATTATGGGATTACTATATCAGGTATTAATGCAGAAGTAGCTCCAGGACAATGGGAATATCAAATAGGACCTTGCGAAGGAATAGAAGCCGGCGATAACTTATGGATGGCTCGTTATCTTTTACAAAAGATTGCGGAAACACATAATGTAATCATAAACATAGAACCCAAACCGTTACCTGGTGATTGGAATGGGTCTGGATGTCATACCAATTATAGCACAAAACAAATGAGAGAAGGAACTCGTGATAAGAATGGTTTATATTATATAATTAGTGCGATTGATAAATTATCAAAAAAGCACAACGAACATATGGAGGTATATGGTAGTGGAAATGAAAAACGAATGACAGGAGAACACGAAACCGCGTCATATGATAAATTTACATCTGGAACGGCAAATAGAGGAGCATCTATACGGATAGGAAATGCGAATGTAAAGAATAAGAAGGGTTATTTCGAAGACAGACGCCCAAGTTCTAATTGTGACCCATATCTTGTAACCAGTAAAATATTTGAAACCACTACGTTATAATTACACTACATACCAAATAAAAAATATATACAATAATATATTTTTTATAATTTTATGAGGAGACATTATTTACTTTTTCTTTCTGATAACAACCTTCTTCTTCGAAGCAGCTTGTGACTTTGTTTTGGGTCCTTCTCCAATTTGGATTTTTTCACGCTTTGTCTTATACTTTGCGTATTCCTTTTCTAATGTATTTAGTTCGACCGTCCACATCTTTTCTACAGTTGTTTTCTTGAGAGTATCCAACTCTTGTTCGGTAGTTTCTTTTTCTTTTATGATGTTTGTGACATTTTCTTCTGTTACTGAATCCATAGGCATCTTAATAAGGTATTTAAAGTCACCATCAATAGTTGCGTATTGTTTCTGGGTTAGAAGCTCTGTAACTTGGTCTGACTTCTTTCGCCTCAAATCAACTGTTCCATCCAAAGTCTCTTGAATATACTTTGCTCTATTGAATAGACGAATCAGTTTCTTCTCCATCTCTGCGATTAGATACGCCTTTCGCTTGTGATACAGTCCAATACGAACTCCATAGAAATCATCAATAATCTCTTCGGGAGACGAATACTTATGAAGCTTACAATCTGAATTAAACATATGCATATTCGTAGTGCTTACTGTAGTGAATAACTTTAATAACTTCTCCACACCATTACAATCATTCGCATCAACTTCACCTTCTAGTTGTGCCAACTTTCCACGAGGGAAAACTACAGTAAAGTCAACTTTAACTTCTGTAGAAATAGAAGTGAAGTCACGAAGTAATGGACTAGACTTCTTACCATTTTTATCAGTAACACCATCTACGAGTGATTCAAGGAAAGATGTATATGACATAGTCCATGAGCCTACTGGTAGTTCTGTAATACGCACCTTATCATCCGCAATCTTCTCATATACGCCCTTAATTAGGTATTTTTGTTCTGCGATTTGACTGACTTTTCCCTTAAACCCTTCATAGTAAGGTAGAAATTCAATTGAGCTGACATCCTTCTTAGTTAGCCTGGCCTTTAGGTATTCAATAATCGTGCTAGGATTGTATGGAGCAATACTACACGAGAAACCTGTGCCGATACCTGAAATACCATTAATTAATGCGAATGGAATAATAGGAACATAATAATCAGGTTCTACGATTGTGCCATCATCATTCTGATAATTCAACACAGAGTCGTCTGCATCAGGAAATAGTGAACGAGTGAGTGAATTTAGCATAGTGAAGATATACCTCTCTGACGCACTATCATCTCCACCGTGTAATCTGGTTCCAAACTGTCCGTTTGGTTCAAGAAGGTTGATGTTATTAGAACCTACAAAATTCTGTGCCATATTGACAATGGCTCCATTCAAACTTGCCTCACCGTGATGATACGCACTATGCTCTGATACATATCCTGAAAATTGTGCTACTTTAATTTCAGATGTCAACTTACGCTTGAATGCTGAGAATAGAATTTTTCTAAGTGAAATCTTCAAGCCATCAACCATGTTAGGGATAGACCTAGCACAATCATACGTGCTGAAATGGATCATCTCTTGGTCGATAAACTGCTCGTATTGAACTGACGGATTGCTTGTATCAAGATAAGAATCCTTATCATATTGTTCTAACCATTTCTTTCGGTCATCCGCTCTCTTCTTATTGAAAATCTTATCAATCGTATCATCACTATGTTGTCCGGAATAAACAAAGTCAACAACCTTTTTGTTTGCGAAGTATTCTTTGAATTCTGCTGAGGTAGATGTACCAAGACCCTTAAAATACTTTACCGTCCATCCAGTAGGAACTCCATTTTCAAAGGTTCCCTTCCATTGGTTATACTCACCATCATTGTAAAATAATTTGACTTGAGCCCCCTTTTTAGCACGAAGAATAGGGGTATTCATAAATGAGATGAATCCAGGTATTCTTACTAATGACGCCCATTCGCTATGAAAGAGATTGATACAAAGTCCCTTAATATGTGACCCATCTAAATCCTGATCTGTCATATACATAATTTTACCATATCGCAAATACTTATTAACCTCGTCAATTGACTCGTATTCCTTACCAGTTTCCAACCCCATAATCTTTTTGATATCGTTGATTTCTTTATTTTCACTAATTTTCTTAATTTGCTCTCCACGAACATTCAACAACTTACCTTTCAATGGATAAATTCCAATTGTGTTTCTGTCCTCGCTTGACAATCCAGATACAATACCCGACATAGCACTAAGTCCCTCGCATAAAATAAGAACACAGTCCTTTGATTGTGCGGTTCCCCCCAAATTAGCATCAATGAAATTCGCAATGCCACGTACGGACTTTGTCTTTGACCCATCAGTTTTCTTTGCGAGTTTATTATCCTTTGCCTCCGTGAGGGAACACGCTGTATCCATCACACCCATCTTTGCCACGCGTTCAATAAATCCGTCGGATACCGTACAAGACGAACCAAACTTAGCAAACGGCGTATTCATATAATCTTTAGTTTGACTATCAAATGAAGGATTTACAATATCACAACGAATAAACAATATCAACTGTTCTTTGATAGCTGATTGGTTTACCTTAACCTTCTTTTTCTTTTCAATATAATCACATAACTTACGTGTAATCTGACTGGTAATATAGTCAACGTGCTTACCCCCCTTGAAAGTACAAATGCCATTTACGAAAGATACGTGAGTAAACTCGTGAGTAGGTGAAAGTGCTACCGCATATTCCCATCGTTCATCTTTAGTTTCATATACACGCTTAGAAGTATCCTTACCACCAATGTATAAATCAATATATTGTTGAAAGTTCTTAACTGGGACAATATCGTTGTTACACATTACCTTAATTTTCTTGACTGAATGGTCTGTTACTGCGCCAATATCATATACACGCTTCTTCAAAAGCATAAGCATATCGTGGGTTAATCCTTGAACTCCCAAGCGTGCATAGTCAGGACGAAACGACACTTTTGTGTATGGTTTAGTAGTTTTAGGAACCTTAGTAATAACTGGCGGTGAGATAGTATCCAGATTATCACTGTATTCTTGGACGTATTTCAATCCTCGTGTATGGTCGATAGTTTCAACCCTTCCATACAAAGACCAAATCAAAACTAACTTGAACCCAAAACCATTCTTACCGCCAACAATACGTTTTTCATCCTTGTTATAGTTAGTAGATGTGCGTAGATGACCGAAAACCATCTCAGGAATCCAAAGGTCATACTCTGGATGTTTAGCAATGTCAATTCCATTACCATCATTTGTCATAGTGATAGTTCCATCTTCCTCAATGTTGGTTTCAATATAAGTTACGAATTTTTTATCAAGTAGAGGTGAATGTATCATACGAATTACATGGTCTCGGCAATTCACAATACCTTCATCAAATAATTTGTAAAGACCGGGGATATATTCAATATCTCGCAAGACAATCTTATTTGTTTCATCGTCATAAACCCACATTTGTGAATCTACATTTTCAACAGAACCGATATACGTATCTGGATTATCCAGAATATGTTGTTTATCAGTTTTACGTTGATATTGAGTAGCAAGATTACTGGTACTGGAAGACATTATTACTATAATTAGTATAGGAGTATTTGTTTATTACAGTTACATCTTAAGTCTTTTCAATTTTCTAATCATTCTATAATAGGGGCCTAATTAAAATGCCAAAAATGTTTAGTGCGAATCCCCGCGTATCTAGAACGGATAATTCCAAAATATCTAGTTCTAGTAATAATAAAATGATAACACGAAGTGCACGATTATCGCAGCTAGCTAAATCATCTAAGTATAGTGTAAATAAAACATTAACGTCTACATTTGGACCGACCGACATATTTGTATCATCATATAAGTTAATTGTTAATTCACCTATAGGAACTGAAATCGCACGTATAAATAGCAAAGATATCAATTCATTTTCATTTATATATACTAGTGATGATAGTTCTCTTTTTTATATAGAAGATGACAAACTATATACGAATACTGTATTTCCGAATACATTAAGCCAAGACAGTCTATCGATACGTATAACTACGAATGATGGGACTTATAAGTTTTCTAAGAATCTGGTCTTACCTTTTCCAAAACCTCCGGTAGTAAATGTATTACCCCCAATTGTTATTAATCACGGCACGAGTAGTAACACATTTAACTTATCAAATACATTTGTTGACGTGTATGGAATATCAACAATCACCGCGACTTCTGATAATCTGGACTTAGTTACTGCAACTGTAGATGGGTATGAGTTAACGACTACATATAATAATATTTCTGGTTCTGCGAGTATTACATTGATTGCGTATAACACAGCAAACGTTTTTATAGTTACTCGTTTTTCAATCGTAATATTACCGAACAACGCTGATTATAATGTAAGTGTAAATCAACTCCCATCTAGTTTACCCGAACCTATAGATATTATAATAGATGGTGTTCCAATTTCATACACTCAATTGGATAGTACATATGTAAATATTGTAATTGATAATACAGATAACGCAACCGACCAAGAAAAACGCGATAATGTTAAGGCAAATATAAGTGCTATAATAACCAATTATAATGTCACTTCTATAGATGATACGGAATTAGATTTATATATACCTATTGATGCGTTGCCATTCCCACAATTAGCATCTAATATAGATAATGTCAGAATAATAGATGGTTCTACATCTACATCTGAAAATCCATTGAGTGTAAATCTTACAGCTAATTTTGAAAATTCGGCTATGTATGTAATTACGACCCCTGGTAACAAAGTCATAGTCAATTTGGAAAATGATACATTAATAATAGAACAGGTCACACAAAATACGTTTAATGTATCTATTAATAGTGGAGAAGTGGAAACAAAGAACGCAGGGGACTTTGTAACTATGCCTGCTTCTGAGACGGTTATTACATTAAGTAGTATAATTATTGCGGAAAATCACGCACCAATCGCATATGATATAAATAAAATAGTAGGATTTAATGCTATCAACAGTTTAATAGAATTAAACGGATATGATGTTGATATAGATCAGACTAGTTCTAGTTATATTCAATATGTAATAGAAACACTTCCTCAATATGGTGTATTAGATGTTTTACAAAACACAGATTTAATTAGTAATAACATTAAGTATACTCCTCCTAATGGGTATTTGGGTGTTGATACATTTTCTTATTATGTAAAGGATAATTATGGATTAACAAGTAATGTAGCAACAGCAAATATAGATGTGAACATTTCTTCAAAATTAATAATAACTGGAACTGAAATATATGAAGGTTATGAAATAGGTCAAGAAATAGGGACATTAACTATACCCAACATAGATACCACTAATTTTACATATGAAGTTGATAACAATTTGTTCTCAATTAACAATGATAAATTAGTAAGCAATCACGTATTCTCATACGGCTCAAATAATACATATACTATAATTATTACTACTTTAGATGAAACATTTATATACGATATCAAACCGATTGTTATAACAATCAAGCGACTATGGGTATATACAATCAGATCTAGCACGGAAGTCGCGGTTGGTAATAATACGGAGGACCTTGCGAATGGCACAGTGTTAGGGACTAATTTAACCGGCAGTATTATAATCCCCCCAACAATAAATGATATAGATGGAAATACATACGATGTTATCAACATTTACCAGAACGCATTTACGGGAAGTAGTATAGAAAAAATAATATTTTCGGGCAACAATATAACATATAATTTTAATGAACGGCTAAAACAATTTTTCAGAATAACCCAGACAAACGACCCATATATTTTACATCAATCATACCCTCCTGTTAATGTTAATAATATTCAACTGGCAGGAACTGAAATATATGAAGGTTATGAAATAGGTCATGAAATAGGGACATTAACCACACCGGACACAGATGCCACTAATTTTATATATGAAGTTGATAGCAATTTGTTCTCAATTAACAATGATAAATTAATAAGCAATCACGTATTTTCATACGGTTCAAATAATACGTATACAATAAATATTACGGTTAATGAAAATACCTTCCCATTTGTCATAACAATTAAGCGATTATGGGTATATACTACAATATCAAGCACCGAAGTTGCTATAGGTAATAATACGTCTGACCTTGCAAATGGCACAGTGTTAGGGACTAATTTAACCGG